ATTGAAGCAGCTCTAATTGGATCCCACATAAATGAATAACCGACTGCAGTCATTAATTTTTCTAGATTAGAAATTTCTCCTCCAAAGAAACCTGTTTCGCCACTAGGCGCTATCATTTTTTTCCATGCACTACCTTCAAATACCGCTGACATTGTAAGTAAACCATCTGCTATTACAACTATCGCAGCACCTGCTAATAACATTGCAGCAGATCCAGCTGCTATCATAAGTGGAACAGGACCTGCTCCTGCGGCTGCCATTGCTAAACCTAAACCAACTATTGTGACTCCAACCTGTGCCAGAAATTCCCATGGACTATCAATACCCTTTATTGCTTGTGCAAATGTATAAACTCCAATTGAAATTGCAATTAATGCAAGCCCTACTACAAGGAATGCCAATGCTCCTAGTGCAACATTCTTTGCTCTTTTTCCAGCAAAATCAAATGCAAATGATAATATAATTACTGAAAGTCCCATTGCAATTGAACCAAGCACTACCAGTGGAGATATAAGTCCTATTACACCTAATATTAACATGGCTGGTAATAATATTAACATGGTTGCCAATATTAAGCCTGCATGTACCAATGCGTTTACCAGTGTTTTTCTTCTTCTTTTATCACCTAATAATTTAAATGCTTTTGTTAATATTATTATAGTAGGATAAAATATCAATGCACCTACAAGTGCCACTACTAGAAATGGGGTAGCAATTGTCATCACAATACCAAATGTTAATATAGAATACGATACTCTTCTAACGTTTTCTATTGCAAGAACTAAATTTGATTTTTTACCAAGTACTTCTCTAGAGAACCAACTTAGTGGAGCAGCACCGCTGCTTGCTCCTAAAACATTAAGACCTTGTTTAATTATTACCATTGATAACCAAAATGCCATAGCACCTATAAGAATCACAGGTGACAGTGCAGCAAATGCGACCAATGCTAATCCTAATTTCATAATTCCCTCTGCTATAACATGGATTTGATCTTCGATAAATACTCCAAACACATTTGATAAAAAATCACCTGCCATTGCAAGTTTAAGTATTCGCATAGTAACAAAGAACGCTAATGCACCAAGTAATATAACTGGAGACATTGCTGCAAATACAGACAAGCTATGGCCAAACCCAACAATAGCATCAGCAAGCTTTCCTAGAACTAAGGATCTTGTTAACATCTCTTGTGAATCTTCTTCAGTAAGCTCTTCTATGAATGTTTTCTTTAATTGTATAAAAACTCCAAAAAACTTTTCGACATCTTTTGGTTTAGCAGCCGCTATTATTGCAATGGCTCCTGCCATTCTTTTACTTGCAAGAGCAAGACCTTCAATTGCAGCCAAGGCCTCTTTACTCATCTTACCTCCGGCTACTGCACCTCCAGTGACAGTAGCTTCAGTAGCTGCGACTAATTTATCAATTAAATTATATAGTGCACCTCCTGGATTAACGGATTTAGACATCGAATCCTGTGCCTCATAACTTAATTTTTCAAAAGGTGACTTAAAAGCTGCCAATACATTAAATTGTTTTTTTTATATATCTATATTTTAGGCATAGATATATTAGGCATGCTTGGGCCTTTAAAATTGTTGGCCATTGAGTTAGGGTTCATTCCCTTCTTATATTTACTCATCTTTTCTTCTGCCCCTTCTTGTTGTTCTTTCTCAGCCTTATTTTTCTTATCTAAATGTTCTTTTAAATTTTGAACATAATAATAATATTCATAATAATCGAGATTATCTATTTCAGAGGGCTGGAGTCGTAAATGTATGCCCAGATAAAATTTAGTCTTAAAGAAGTTCTCCAGCGAGATCCGAAATAATGAAAAGACTTTTGATTCCACCTGGGAAGTCGAGAGGGAGCGTTACCATCTCTCCGTCGACGTCTACTTCCATTTCAGGCTGTGCACCTATTTTCATTTTTTCAGCTAATCTATAAGAAACCATGTATTTTTTCTCGTTCCATCCTTGAAATGCAACTTCTTGATTAAATACTTCTTTAGTGTTAAATCCTCTCCAGTCTAATTGAATATATGGTAAGATTTGTATAAATGATTGATCCCATCTTTTCTTTTGTTCTTGTTGTTCCTTAATATATTTAGTAACAACTTCCATAACACCAACAGATGGAGGTCTCATTAATATTTCGCCTGAACTTTTAGTTTGAATTCTAAAACATCTTGCAACTGAATCATAATATTTTTCAATTTCTTCAGGTACATCTGTTCCAGTAAGATTTCTAGTAGCTAATTCAACATCTTGAGTTACACCATAACTATTTTCAGCCTTTAACATTAATTTGTTTTCAGCTTCTGGAAAAGTAAGATCTCTAATCGCTAAAAGAACAGCAATTCTATCTTCTTCTAAAAGATCTTTATAAGATAGTTTTTTACCAGGTGCTTCAATTCTAGCACATGCTTTAACTATTCCGTTTAATTTATCTTCAATGTCAAAAATGTTACCTTCATCCATTGTCGAAAAATGTCTAATTTCAGCAACCTTTGCTGATCTAATAGTTATTTTAGTATCTTGTGGATAAAATCTTCCTTTTGAAAAAAGAGTATCTATTTCCATATTGTGATAGCCTAAATGAAAGTTTGAACTTTCAGCCTTTTCACCTCCAGTAAATTTAGATACATCTACTGAACCTAATCCTTTTTTATTTATAGTATCTTCAATTGGATCAACTGTTTCAACAGTATCTTCAGTTGTAGATTCTTGAGAAGTATTTTCAAATGCTCCTCCTTCTTGTTCTTTATTGTTTAAGAACTTATCAAAATCTTTGTTGTCTTCACTCATATTGATGTGTTTATTAGATTATATAATTGTTTTTTATTTTGTTTCAGAATTTTTTTTAATTTCTTTCTGTATTAAATCTCTTACAAAAGCACTGACAGATTTAGGCCTTTGTTTTTCAGCCATTGCCTTACTTAATATAATGTGATTTAATTCTTCAAATTCAGGTTCTGTCAAAAGTACTTGAATTTTTTTGATTAATTTGTTTACTATGTAGTCTTCCTTTGACATATTATTATAGTATTATAATATTTTTACCGAGCAAAAAATAGAGAAGACTTACATCTTCTCTAAAATTTTAAACTCTAATTTTTTAAACTAATTCTTCAGCCCATGTGTTAACTCTCCAAGTTACATCTAATGCTTGAGCTTCAGCTGTTTCATAACTTAATTCAGCAGTTGGGTTAAGAGCTGAAGTAATAAAACAATCTTCACATGTGATTTTTCTATAAATATCACCTGCTCTGTTAAATTGTACAATAACTAATGTTCCAACATAGTCTTTTTTAAGACCAACTTCTCCAGTTTCTGGATTGTATGCTAATCTATACCAGTCTCTCATTGTTTTGTATAAATACATTTGATTTGCATCATTTAAGTTTAATGAGAAGTTTACAGTAACATCTAAGAATGAATCTGCTGGTAAACCAGTGTATGATCTTGTTGACCATTTAAATTTTTGATCTACAACTCCTAGTTCTTTGTGAAGTTCTAAACCACTAATTGTATTTACGTGTTGAATTAACTGTTCTTGGCCACCAACACCTGCTGGAGGAAGAATAGTTACCTCAAACATATTAGCTAATACTGGTTCGAAATTCTTACCTTTCTTACTAGTTTGATCGTTTGAATAATGTGGTAATGCCATTTTGTTTTTCTTTTATTTTTAATTATATATCTTTAAAATTTCTTTAAAAATTAAGAGGGTATGTTTCAACCCTCTTAATAAATTTTATTTTTAGAAGTTACCTGTTGCGATTTCTCCAGTGTTTAAAATTGTTGTTCTATGAACAATAATTTCTAATCCTTTAACTGGTTCAACAAATGTATCTAAGATACCCATGTTGTTATCGATAACCTCATTAGTATTATTTGTCTGATCCATTACGTTTTTGTAAGCGTAAACACCTTGATCTGCAAGAACTGATTCCATAAATGAATCTGCAAGAGTTTTAATCTCTAATCTTGTTTGAGCAGTGTTAAATTCAAAGACATAATCTTTAAGAATATCTGCAATTCCGTTTTCTAGAAATATTAATACTTCTCTAACGTGTGCAGAGCTTAACGCAGACTTAATAGACTGTTGTGCAGTTTTATTACCTTTAATTACAAGACCAACTCCTCTTTCGAATACGATTGGGTTATAACCGAATGGTTCTAAATTATCTCTATCTGATTTATCAAATGGATATTCAGCTCCGATTACATTAGTGCCTGCAACAACTCCTCTTCTTGGACCTGCAACGATTGACCATGGTAATGAATCTGTAAATTTATCAATATAGTTGTTTGATACATAAGCAGCTGGTGGAACAACTGTTACTTTTCCATTTTCTCTAACATTTAAACCAGGACCATAATAGAATCCGTAGTTTGCACCATCAGCTATTGAAGGTAATGAATATGTAGCAGTTGGATTTTGTGATAAATCACCTCCGTCAGCAACAAATCTTGTTTCAAAACTTCCAGTAAATGCATCTTTAAAAGATGGATCCGTAGACTTTTTAAAATCTTCAACAGTTGGTGCATTTAATATACAAGAAACGTTTTGTCTCTCTTTTGCAATCTGTGTAAGTTCAACTTTATTTAAAATACCAGCTTCATAAGAACCAAAAGTATCTACGATATATCTTAAATCAATAACGTCTCTATCTACTAATGCAGCTTTAACGCCTCCACTTGAGAATGCAGTTAAACAATCTTGAATAGTTTGATCAGAAATTGATACTTTATCAAAGTTAAATAAAGAATATTCAGTTGCTGCATCTTCAAAAGATTTAACCGCAACATCAGTTGCTGGATCAAACGCAGCATCAACTGGTTGAGAACAAGTTACAGTATAAACTGTTGGACCTGTACCTGTTTGAGAAATTCTAGTTACTTTTGCTAATTTATTAGAAGCAGCTGCTGGGAAATAATCTCCAACAGTTAATGTTAATTCATCGTCAGCTGCAGAAGAAAATTCAAATGATGAACCTGCTGCAGTATATACAAAGTCAGTAGCAGAAAAATCAATATCTCTTTCACCTGCACCTACGCTATATGAAAGTAAACTATAAGCAGATGCTGGGCTATAAGCTTCACCTACTAAATCAACTTCTCCATCATCAACTGCTTCTTCATTAACAGCACAGAATAAACCTGTTCTTCTTGTCTCAGCATTGATTTGTTGTTCAAGGTATAAACCGTTTCCTTCTAAATCTGTAAATGCTGGAATAATTGAACCAGTATATTGTGCAACTAAGTTAACTTGTCTTTCATTTGCAAAATCTACTAATTTATCTTTTAATAAACCAGTTGAAGTAAAATAATCACCATAAACTGGATCTAGATCCATTGCAGAAGCTTCAAATTTTCCTTGAAATACTAAAACATCTACCATGTAGTCTGAAATATAATCAAACTCACCGATTCCATCAGGAATATTTTCTTCACCATACCAATCTCTTGCAGTAACATTAAAAGACTTATCTAAGTCTTGAGCTTGTCTAACAACAACTGAAAGATTGCTTTGACCAAGATTTACTAAGTTTAATGCAGTTTTTTGAGCAGCTCCTAAATAACCTAAAGTTTCTAATACATCTTGATCAGAAGGATACATAAATTTATCAGTGTTATGAAATTTTTCATATTCATCAGTTCCAGTAACATTTGCAGCTGAATCATCAGAACCATCTGTTGCAATTCTTGCATATGAAGCAACGTCAGATGTATCAAAATCAGCTAAGTTCATAGCTAAGATTGGACCTCTCTTTAATGCTTCTAAACATGATCTGTGAAAGAACATTCCTTTTTTCTCTAATTTTTTGTCGATTCCACCAAAGATTAAAACAAACGTTTCTGTATCTTCAACAAAAACCGGCGTGTTGTAAGGTCCCTTTCTTGAGTGACCAACAACTAATCTTATAGTCTCTGCCGATATACTTGATACCTGAGACTTGTCAAATTCTAAACGGTATACACCGGAAGATTTGAACTGTAATAATTGAGGACTAAGTGCCATAATTTTTATCTATTTTTTTTTAGTTTCTTATAACTATATATCTACCTAAATCTAGAGTATTCTATAATAAGTCGTAAATGTCAAAGTTGAGGTCTCCTTGTTCTTGGCTATCTTTATAAAGCGTTAATTCCATATAGTCATGTATATCAGGATCTATAATATCTAGTAATTCTTCTATTGAATCTGCATACGCTGTTGTGTTAAAAAATTCTGTTGCAATTATACTTGACATTGCTAAATCATCATGGCCCATTTGTGCACCGTATTTGCCGCTTGGTAGTGTACCAAAAAGACTTATTTCATTTGCAGTTTCAAATTCAGTTATATTCATTCTATTAGTTTCAAACAACGATTTAAAGTTTTGACAAAATATTGGCTTGTTATCATTCTTTATTTTAATACCGTGTTTAACTCCTTTCGCATCGTGTCTATGTTTAAATCTAAGTACCATCTCTTCATCAAAATCATTTCTTCTTGGAAATACCGTTTGTAAATATTTAAGTAGCACTGAACCGTAGGTATTAAATTCTATTACCATCTTTACATTTTCACTATATAAAAGATCTACACTAATAATATACAAACATTTTGCAAAATCTTCTATTACGTGTTCATTTGATCTAAACGTGCCTACTTGATTAAGCTTAAAGAAGTCATACATTGCACCAGGCGTTGCCAGATTATCCATTTCCTTCTTTGTCATTGGATCGACCCTAAATATATTAATGATTGAGTAGTCACCCCCATTGCCTTCAGCAATATCGACTGAAAGTAACCAATATTTGTCCTGGTCTCCTAGTGTTTCGACATCAAATCCAGGATGCCAACTTAAAAAACCTTTAGTATCTATTTGTGCATCTACAAAATCATCAATATCATGATAGATATATTCTTTCATTTTACTTCTCAATTTCTTCATAGAACCTGGATCTAATAAAAGATTTGATGAACTTACAAATTCATTTCCATACTGTCTATTTAATGCTTCTATACTTCCTAAGTTTCCAAGTTCTCTTTTATACCATGCATCATCTCTATCTGGGTGTTGCCACCAATCTATTCTCATTGGAGCGTATTCATTGTCTCCTCGTTCAGCTGCGCTATAAATCTTATAAAATTTATTAAAGCCATTTGGCGTACTTGTAATAATAATCCTTGAAACCTTAGATGCTGAAAGTGTAGGATAAACGTTTTCATAAAAGGTGTCAACAATTGATGGGTGTATGTGAGCAAACTCATCTAAGAACAATAAATGAATAGTAAAACCAATACCTGCCTTTGCAGTTGTACTTTGCCCTACAAGTCTACTTCCATTATCACATTTCACATTCATTACATCATACTTTGTAATTCCCGGCTTCATAAAGAAAGGTAAGTTTTCTATAACAACCTTTGCTTTATCTATAATTTCTTTTGTAGTATCTGATTTATTTGCAAGTAATAATGTATTTTTATCTGTAGAAAAAGTTAAAAACCAAGCATTAAATATAGATGCCATAACAGTCTTACCCATTTGTCTACTTGCAAGACATATATTAAATCTATTTTCTTGAAAGGCTCTCAACATATCCTTTTGATAGTCTCTCAATTTTACCTGTTGAATTCCTTCATCTGTAAGAACTACTGCATATTTCTCTGCAAAATAAACAATATCTGCAGCACATCTTGCGAGTTCTTGAATTTCTTCATCGGTGTATTCAAAAACAATATTACCTCTTCTTAAGAATTGTCTACCTTCATAAAATGGCATTTTAACCTGAGGCTTATAACCTTGGTCCATAGCTACTTCAAGATCTTCTACCTTTTTAGTAGACCAAACTAATCGATCACTTGTGGCTTGATCAGTTTCTTTAGGTATCCAAAAATTATCACTCATTATCTTCAGTCTCTGCGTCTTCTATGTCGGCTTGTTGAATTCCAGCCTGAATTTGATTCATAAGGTCTTTTGTACCTCTTTGTATATTTGCACTTGAATTATTACCACCTACTCGGTTGTCTATATCTTGATCATTTTCTCTTTTCTTATAGAGTTCAATATCTCTTGCAATTCTCTTTGTACTTTCTTCAGTTGCCATTAAATACATTGTCTGGCTCTTAATAATATCTAACATTGATTTCTG